CGGTTGTGATTGTGTGCAGGCGATAACCTTTTGAAGCTTGTTTATTGATAACATCTTCTAATTCTGTAAGGTTTCCTGATCCAGTGCCGAAAAACTTTTCTTTTAAAGTTACCTGAAGGACAACGTAGTGTAGTCCATTTACTCCAGAAGCGGTAGAAAAACTACCTTCTTGTTTTACAGTATCAAAAAATCCCATGGGGTTTACTCCTTATCAGTATTTTCAAATAATATTACTTGTCGTTATTTTTTTTAAATGATACTGCATCTTTCTTTGCGAATTTTTTTGCAATAGTTCTAAGCAGTTCTCTTTCATCATCGGTGCAGAAAAAGTAGTTAAGCATCAATTCTAGAGCGAATGGATCAAGATGCTTTCTTAATTTTTCATAGTCATAAAAATCTAAATCGGTTTTTGACAATTGCATATAGTCAAATTCTTGCCATGAACGATACTCTCTTGGTGTTGGGATGTAACCATCAAATGGGTCTTTTTTACTATTTGAGTAATTTAGCAAGTAGGCAACACTTACTCCAAAGAAATCAGCTAATTGTTTTGCTTTTTCTGGTTTGATTTGGCTTTCTTCATTTTCCCAATTTTGAAGAGTTCGATAATGAACTCCGATATTTTCAGCTAATTCCTTTTGGGATAGCTTTTTCTCTTGTCTTAATTCTTTTAATCTATTCATGTTTTTCACGCCTTTCATAGATGATTATAAACTATTAACAACAAAGAATTAGGAAAAACACCATTCAATGACAAAGAACGCCTAGCGATTAAGTCAATGGTTGCAGAAATCAAATCAGACATAACCATAGATGAACTATTTTATAGTTAGAAAGGAGCAACACAATCGTAATACTATCTTACATTTATAAATTTCTCATGTGGTGCTTTAGCACAGGGGATTGATTTATCAGACTAGCTAATTTTTGCTAGATTCAGGTGCTTGCTACCTATGGCAGTATCAAGGATTTGTAGGGGTGCATTTTCTCCGATTTTACCCTACTTTAATGCTTTACCTTGGTACTGTTTTAGGTGGCAAGCACGAGCAACAAGAAGAAAGGAGCGAACTAATGGAATTGGTTTATATGGACGGCAAGAAAGAGCCGTATACACTGAGCAGTATCGTTGCAGAATGCGCTGAAATTAAGCACAGACATTTGAAGATTTTGCTGAATAAGCACCGAGAGGACTTTGAAAGCTTCGGAAAGGTGCAATTTAAAATTTCACCTTCAGAGAGTGGGCAAAATGTACGGGATTATATTTTGAACGAGCAACAAGCAACATTGCTGATCACTTACTTACGAAATACAGAACCCGTAAAAGAGTTTAAGAAGAACTTGGTCAAAGCCTTTTTTGAAATGCGTGACGAACTTTCTAAACGCTACCTTCAAAGAGAACTGGAAAAGCTAAAGCGTAAAAGTTTAACTGAAGCTATTCAAACATGGGAGAAAGCCCCCAAGCATGCCTATAGTACACTTACAAACTTACTACTAAAGGGAGTGACAGGGAAGAATAAAGCGCAACTCATGAAGGAGCGAGAAAGTAAGAACGGTATCGATGGCTTGACAAGTGTAGAACTGACAAGCTATCAGCGCTTGGAAGATATGGTAATAGCTATGATCAACTTGAATAGGGGGTATTCAGAAATTAAAGAACTAATTTTTAAAGTATAGGAGTATAGAAAATGGAAAATGATTTTAAGACAGTTACGAATGCCAAAGGGTTAGAAATTCCTAAGTATCCCAAGGATTTTAAAAAGCTAGTTGAGAAAGACAGACAACTAGCCGAATATCTTTGTATGAACTACGAGAACTTGGACAGTGAAGACCTGGGCGCATTTCTTGAAACAGTAGAACAGGGAATCAGTTGGATTCTAGATCTTATCGAAAGTAAAGACTTGCTTTATAAACCAAAGTCAGGTAGTAATTATGCAAAAAGAAAATAAAAAAATCACTTGCTCAAATTTTAGACGAGGCGAGCAAGCGACAAGATTAAGGATATAGAAATTTTTTCTATGCTCTGATTATAGCAAAAAATATCTATTCTATCAAATATCTAAAGAAAAACCGAAGAGCAGGCAAGCAATTAGAAAAGGTTTTGAAATCAAGAGCTGACAGGGTGATTCTAAGGCCTTGTTTAGCTGAAAGATGGGTAATTACTCATGAAACACCGCTACAAGCGTTCGCCAACTTGGGGCAACTGCCCAGCGTTTGGAGTGGTGAAATAATCCAATATAGGAAAAAGGGAAAACAGACTATGACAGAAACAACATATGATATTATCACTAAAAGCTTGGATAGAATTAGTATGGAATTACACCAAGCAGACGAAAACAATGATTTTTTGAGAATAGGGCTCTTATCAGGACAATTAAAAGCTATCAAAGAAAACTTACATCGTTTACTTTGGATTGAACTTCCTGAATTGAATGAAAGTCATAAAATCGAAGTCATTTCCAAAAGCACTACTGGAATGTTTTTCCACCCTGGTATTTTTGAAATAGATGCTATGCGACAAGCTTTCTTTAAACGGCAAGCTAAGCACTTTTTTGACAACGAAGCAGAGCAACAGGCGTATATAGAACATGCTGAAAAGGAGTATTTAGAGGCTACTATAACCTTAAAAGAAATTCTTTTTAACTCTAAAAATGGAACTCAAAAAGTAAATAAAGGTTGTCTTATAGAGAAGTTTGAGGAGGCAATGCAATGACTCTAGACCTAGATAACATGACACGATCAGAATTTGATAAGCTAATGACTAAAATCAAGGATAGAAATCCGAACCTCTTTCAGTTCATCATTGACTTTGTAGATGATAAAGTAACTCCAGAAGAGGTGTACGACTTTCTGAAGATGGAGCGAAGCTATCAAGTAAATTATATCAAGAATTACAAAGCGAGGGCATGACATGAATGAACTAGATTTAAGCAACACCCAGGCGGTTATCTTTATGGTGGTGTTGCTTGGCTTACTGGTTTATCTAAACCACCGAGACCGCAAAAAAAGCGCCCAAATCGAGCGAGGAAGTGCTCAGACAACAGAAACATCTAGTGAGGATTTAAGCCCTGATTATGGGCGATATATTCAGCTTGGAATGGTCAGTAAAGGGGGTTAAGTATGTTTAGTTTGAGTAAAGAAAGCGAACATGATTTGACTAATAGAATAAGCACGGTAATAGAAAACTATTTAGCAGTCCGAGAAAGACCTAAACCACGACTAACTGGTTTAATATCAGCACAAGAAGCTATGGACGAGTTAGATATAAAATACAAAACCTTGCAAAAGTGGGAAGGTGCAGGACTAAGACGGTATCAACCACCACTGGAAGATACTAGAAAAGTCTATTACAAAGTTACGGATATTTTGAAATTCCTGGGGGTAGATGATGGCAAAGACTAAAATATATTTTTGGTTGAAAGTTGATAAGAAGTTTTTTGATAATCTTTTTATTAAGCGACTTAAAAATATGCCTGGTGGCTACACTATGACAGTGATTTATATCCGTCTTATGTTGGAAAGTTTAGAAGATGATTGTATTTTGTACTATGAAGGCTATTTTGATAGTTTAGTACAGGAATTAGCTTTAAAACTGGATGTCTCTGAGGATGATATAAATATGACAGTAGCATATTTCACAAAATGCGGACTGATTCAGATAGACGATGATGGACATGCTACATTATCGCAAGCAAAAGCCATGGTTGAGAGTGAAACAAACTGGGCAAAATACAAGCGAGAACAAAGAAAAAATAGTCAAGATTTACCAAAATTGGAGAATGTCCAAAATAAAAAGACTATTTCCAACTCATGTCCAACAGAGATAGATAAAGATAAAGAGAAAGAGTTAGAGCAAGATAAAGAGTTATATAAAGAATATATATTGTCAGGTAAACCTGACTTTACTTTCCCAAATTGGTTAACTCCGAGAATGATCGAGGAAATAACTAAAGGACATCCTGAGAAGTATTTAATAAGAATCCCTCTAGCTTATCTGAATCATACAGTTGGGAAAAATTATAAATATTTGGACAAAAACTTGAAGCCGATAATGGCACGATTCAAAGAAGGCTATACACTTGAAGATTTTAAACAGGTGATAGATATTAAAACGGCAGAATGGAAGGATAGTCCTGAATTTTCTAAATATCTGAGACCAGAAACACTTTTCGGATCTAAGTTTGACGGTTATTTGAATCAAAAGCCTAAAACCATAAAAGGGAAGTCAGAAGACAACTTCCCAGACCTACCATTTTAGGAGTTGCACAGATGAAGGAACAATTTAAAGAATTTAATAACAGAAAAATATCGGATAAAGTTTGCGATATTCACCAGGTAAATTATTGGGAAATTTCTGTACCAGTGTTAGGGAGTTCAGAAAGAAAACTACAAGCATTTTGTCCGGAGTGTGTAAAGGGAGAGATTAAACAAAAAGAGAAAGACCTATTACAGCAGTTCGAGGACAGACAAGCCTACTTTAAAACTTATGATGTGTTAATGCGTGATAGCACGATCCCTAATGAGTTGAAGGGAGCGACATTTGATAATTTCTTTGTTAAGACGACAGAGGAAGGTCAGATGTTAGAGTTTGTAAAGGGGCAAGCCCAGAAGTACCTTGCAGGTATGACGGGAAATACTTTAATTAGTGGTAGCACAGGGATAGGGAAAAGTCATTTATCTCTTGCACTTGCTAAAGAAATCAATGAAAGTTTCAGGGAGAAGAACGAGCCTAAGAGTGTTTTGTTTGTTAGCTTAACCGAGATTATCAAGCAGATAAAAGAAGGCTGGGCTTATGGAAGAAATGCAAACTTAACAGAGTATGAGGCGGTTAAAAAGCTAATTGATGTTGATTTTCTAATCATCGATGACCTAGGGGCAAAAAATGGGACGGTAACACCTAAGAGCGATTGGGAACAGGATTTCTTGTTTGATATTATCAATAATCGAGAAACTACGATTTTCAACACGAATCTAGATAGCAGTGAACTGCGAACGGTTTACAATGCTAGAAACTCAAGTAGGATTTTGAAAGGTTTAGAAGGGAACACTTTTAAGGCTTTCACGATCAAAGACAAGAGATACACTATAAACACAGTGAGGGGAGAATATCAATGAATGATGATAAAATGCGATTTGCAACAGAAAAAGGCTTTGTTGTCTATGAAAAATGTGGTATAATAGAGATAGAAAAAGTTCCAAGTTTTGGAGAAGTTACTTTATTCTATTCAGATGGGAAGTTTACCCATCTAGTCAAAAAAGAAACTAAAAAATAAGTCTATTGAGAACAACTCAGGGACATACCGTAAGCATATATTGCTAGTGGTATGTCCCTTTTTGTTTGCATAGAAAGGGGGTGAGGGAGATGTCAGGAGATACTTCTTTAGGGTATGTAGTAGCCAATAAGTTTTCTATGGATCCAGATAAAAGACAGAAAATCTTTTCTCAGTGTAAAAAAGAAGATGATAGCTTAGAACAACGGAAACAAGAAATACTAGAAAAATATGCTAACAAACAAGACAAATCAAAATCTAGAAAAAATGATTCTAAAGGCTCGGAGAGTCATAAAAGAAAAACTAAGAGCAAAGAATTTTAGAAAAAATTATAAACAAAAATCAGATATTAAAAGATGAAGGAGCAAAAAATGACAACTAACTTAGTTAAACAAAAAGAATATCTAGAAGCTTATATCCGAAGTACAGGTTATAACACTAGAGGGATGAACGTAGAAAATAATCATGTACTCATTGAAAAACCAATCCTTGATAGTTACGAAGATGAACATAAACGTAAAGAACTGGTTGATCTAGTAAATGTTATTGAGACTCGTACCCGTGGTGGGAAGTATGAAGTAACTGACTTTGAATCTGATTCATTACAAGAAGTTAGCGAAAATTCGGTTGAGAGAACAGAAGCAGATAAAAAGAAAACTATCAGCGTTGATTACTTAGTTAAATTATTCAGTGGAAAACTTGATTTTTCACAGGAGCAATTAGATGATGGGCAATATAATTTAACGGATTTTCTTGGTAAGAAGATTATTAAATTAAAACGTAGAACACGAAATAGAGAGATTGGGAAAATTCTCCAAACTGCGAAAGTGCAGACTGCTACAAGTATGGACGACTTGAAATCTATTGTTTCTTTAATCAATCCAGAGCGCAATGTATCTATGGTTGTTAGTCAATCACTATTTAGTGTCTTAGAAAAAATGAAAGACACTTCAGGAAATTATCTTCTTAAAGTTGATAAAGAGACAGGAACGAGTGAAACATTCTTTGTAGATAACTTTTTAATTGTAGATGATACGACATTAGGGAACAAAGGTGACAAAAAAGGCTTTATCGGAGATCTAGAAAATTTTGTTACTTTGTTTGATCGCAAGAAAGATACACTTAGTTGGGTGAATGCGAATGACTATTTTGGAAAACGGTTGATTTTACATACCCGATTTGATGTAAAAAAAGTTGAAGAAGATTGTGGTTACTTTATTCAATGGAACTAGGAGAAAGAAATGGATATTAATCAAGTATTTGAAACACTGGATGATCTAGATAATAAAAAAAGTAAGATTAATTCAGCACGAGAACAGTTAAGCGAAAAAAGAAAAAGCCTGTTAAGCAATCAAGCAGTTTCATTTGAGAACATAGATTCTTTTTTGTCAAATAACTTAGAATCTTTAGAGCAGCTGGAAAAGATGGAAAAAGCTATTAATGGCCTTCAGGAAAAATTTGATAGTGATTTTTCAGAAGCTAATGCAGTCATCTTTGAATACATTTTTAAAGAAACTAAGCAACGGATGGAAACTAAGAAGATCTATAAACAATACCGAAAGAAACTTAGACGAATTCTGGACGCATATGATGAAATTCAAGAACTGAAGAAGGATGTAGAAGAAATTCATACAGGTGTAGTCAGAGAAATAAGTCAGAGACATTCTCTATCGCCGTATCGAACAGAAGTAAGTCCGCTTACTGTCCTACCATTCTTAACCCCTGATTCTAGCGGATGGATGAATTTTTCTAAGGAGTATCGGGACATCAAAGTGTATTTAGAAAAATAGGGAACAAATTAAGTAAGGCTAGTGATATATGGCTCAAACAAAAGAAATATCGCTAGTCCTACTTTTATGCTTTACTAAGTTTCACATAACAAAGTAAGCATAAACTGAAAAGAAGTAATAGCTTGAAAGCAAGGTATATCAGAGGATTACAGAATGGAGTGAGTTTCACAGAATGTAAGATATGAGAAACTGAGGGGATAAATTAAAGAAATTTCCCTTGAACTTGTCATATTGAAGAGTTGTCAAACTTAAAACAATGATACCTGGTAAGTGGAGTGTTGGAAGGCTTTTAGCGCTTTTTGTCAGTTTGACAGAATTTACAATTTGACAAATTGAAAGATAAAAAAATTTTTAAATTTAAGTGGAGGTACTTGCCTATGTACGAGTTGAGTAACAGAGACCTGGACGGGATAGATATTGAGTTAGGACGATATAGAACGCTTGCTAATAAAATATATTTGAGAAGACAGGAACTGATACATAATAAGAAACATAGCACTGAAAATTATACTGGTGGGAAAGGCAAGACAGTATATAGTCCTACTGAAGCAACAATCATTAGAATTGAAGAAGACCAAACACTAAGATATTTAGAAGGTTTCAAACTAGTTGTAGATACCTTGATGGAAAACTTAATTGAAAGTGATCTAGTAATTTTTAAAATGAGATATTTAGAAGCTGGTGTGACTTGGGAAGACGTGGCAGAGAAACTAAATAAAACTACTCGTTATATAAATAGCCGTAGAAAGGTAATCGCTAAAAGATTTGTGGAATTGAAAGGATATTGACTCCCCCCACCTTTAAAAAAATCTTTCTGGTCAGTAGGGTACCGGTGAAGGGAACTTTTTCCAAGTCGGAGACCTCCAGACAAAAAGGGGATAAAAACCTTTCAATTTATCAGAAAATGATTAGTTTTGAAGGGCAAGATACATACGGTAGAGAAGAAATAGATAAAATGTGATTTATTGCAGGAAGATAGCAAAAGAGCTATAATAAAGTGGTGCACAAAGGATTATACTTTAAAAAAGGAGACTGTATTCATGGCAAAAAATGATTATTGGGTAGTTGTTTATAAAATTCTTAGTTATTATTTTCAGAAAATGAAGGATGGGGATCTAGCAGATGAAAATGAAATAAACGCTTCAGCTCTAGAAATCCCCCACCTTTACTTAATGGATGTCTATCGTAATTTATTTGATGATGGATTTTTGACAGGTACTTGTGTAACTGGAGACATGTCTGGGAAAGTGTATATTGAGAATTTGTCTCTTGTTAGGATTACAACTAAAGGTATTGAATATTTGGAAGATAACTCTAAAATGAAACAGGCTTATAAAATTTTGAAAGAAATAAAAGATTGGATACCTGGAATGTAGCACTTAGATTGTTCTAAGTGCTTTTTATTATCAACTGAAACTTAGCAAAAAAATTATAATATTAAAATGATAGTTTTGTTGAAGAAAGTATTAAAAAAAGATATAATTAAGATTAAACAATGACTTTTTGATTTAAGCCAAAATATAAATAAAAGGGAAAGCAAAATGGTAACTCATAAACTGAAAGATGATTTATTTCGAGAGAAAATTGCTACAGTACGGATTGCACATCAAGGCTCTAACTCCTTGATACAAACTGTTAACACGATTGACTATTTGCCAGCTAATTTAACTTTATATGCAGAAGTTGATTTTTTCAACATATTGAGTAACTATAGCTATACATTATCAGTTGACTTAATAAAACATACTTTTGAAACAATACCATCGTATGTAACACGAGTGAATATACCCACTCATCAACTATCTTATAAAGTTGGTCAACTTGGTAAAACACAAGGGAGTTTTGACTTTAATATTGTTATAGAAGACGAAGGTGATTACGCATTTATCTTTTCTTTAAAGAATGAGAAAGGACAAGTTTTAGATATATATCATCAGTTCATAAGTATTTCTAAGGAGTAATTATGACCAAGACATCAAATATTAAATTAGGTACCACTAGGAAGGTCACTCAGTTACACTCAACGACTCACGCAAAAAAAGGAAAATCTATCGATTCATTAATGCGCCATATTCGAGTAAAGCATAATATTTCTATTTCAGGTAGTTCTCAAAAAAGAAAATTACGAAATATAGGCTATTACCATGGATATAAAGCATATAAATTTGTAAAAGAGAAGAATCGACCTCTCAATATAAAGGATTTCAACGAAATAAAAGATATCTATGACCTTGATAGCAGACTTAAAACGTTACTTTATCCTGAAGTAATGAAATTTGAAACAGCAGTAAGTAACTATACACTCGAAACAATTGTCAACAACAATCACACAGATCTTAATTTCATTTTTAAAAACAGTCTGAATCATTATGATGATTTTCAATTAAATAGTCGAGATTATGAAAACGAAATGCAGAAGCAACTAAAGCTTAAAAGTAGGCTTGAAGCTCGTATATCAGAGATGTACAAAAACAGTACAATATTAAAGCATTATCTTCATAAAAACAAACCAATTCCAATTTGGGCTATATTTGAACATATCACTCTGGGAGATTTAGGTTCTATAATCGAAAGACTAAATAATGATACTAGAGAGTATCTTTTGAAATCTTTAGATATCTATGACATTAGTCTAGACACTAAGAAAGAAATTCTTGCAAAACATGTTTTTGTGCTAAAAGAACTACGAAATGCAGTAGCCCACAATAGTGTTGTTTTTGATTGCCGTTTTAGAACAATAAAAATAAAAAGAGGTCCTATCGCTTTCTTAGAAAAACATTCTGGGTTATCAAACATAACCTTTGAATCAATTACAGACTATATAGCGTTAATTGTTTTTTATTTAACAAAATTACATTTTAATAAAGCTGAAATTAAAACATTTATTAACAACTACGAAAAATTAATCAAAGAATATAGCAGTAGGATTGATCAGGGAAATCTTGATATGATTTTTGGGAACGACGTTCAACAAAAAATTTTAGATTTGAAATCATTTATTAATTAATTTTATTGACAATTAAAGTAAAACAGTGTAAAATATGATTAGTAATTGCGGTAGTTCTTTTCGGAGGCTACCTTTTTTTGTTAAAAAATTAGATTCCCTTTATAAATTTTCATAGCTGATGGGATTTCTTATAATTTTAAATATAAATGGTAAGATTCGGTATTAATTTAGGAGTTATATGATTTAGTATTTCATCCTGTACAAACCTAAAAACAGAAATAGATGATAGAATATGATATAATTGTTTCCTATTAAATAGACATAAAAAAAGCACGTTTAAAACGTGCTAGCTTCTTGCCTGCTGAACTCATTTAAAAAGTGAAGTTTTATGTTCAGTAATTTGTGGAGTAAGGAAGAAACTCCAAAACATTCAAACGAAAAATGAAAACTCCCAAACACCCTATTATCAAGTATTAAGAAGTAATAAAACTACTTGTCGAACACTTGAAAAAGCGATACAACAAAATGCTTTAATTTTAAGATATATCTTACAGAAAGCCTACAACAGTGGGCTTTTTGCTTTGTCTGAAAATTAGATTATGAAAAACTAGCCAGCTTTACGTGAATTACAAACTTATAATCAATAACATTACAGACTCAAAAAACACAAGACAGAAATCAAAGCCCCTCTTTCCCTCTTTCTCTGCTATACTACAAGCAGAGAAAGGGGGAATGCAAATGCTTGAAAAGTATTATGAGAAAGTAAAAGGTATTGTCCATAGATGCCGAAAAGATTATTATCTCCACCTGTGGGAAAAAGAGGATTGGGATCAAGAAGGACTGATCTGTCTCTATGAACTCCTCGAGGCCCAACCAGACTTAGTGGAAGAGGAAAAGAAACTCTACGTCTACTTCAAAACAAAATTCCGCAATCGAATCCTAGATAGCGTCAGAAAACAAGAGAGTCAAAAACGTCGCCTGGACCGTATGGCCTATGAAGAAGTAGGGGAAATTAGCCATCGCCTACCAGAAGGAGGATTGTGGCTGGATGATTACTACGCCCTTCATGAATTGTTGGATAGTTATAGAAGAAAATTACCACAAGATAAGCAAGAAGCCTATGAACGCCTCTGGTCAGATGAGCGTTTCAAGGGCCGCAAAGCCATGCTGAAAGAGTTAAAGGAAGTAATTCAGTAGAATTGAAAAAAAGTTAAAAAAAGGTGTTGACAAAGTTAGAAAAGTCGGTATAATAGTAAGAGTTGAAAATAACAACTCTGGTCCGTTGGTCAAGGGGTTAAGACACCGCCTTTTCACGGCGGTAACACGGGTTCGAATCCCGTACGGACTATGGTATGTTACAGATGAAACACTAGATGAAAAAAATTAAAAAAAGTTTCAAAAAAGTGTTGACAAGCGAAAGCGGCTGTGATATACTAATATAGTTGTCACTTAAGAGAAGCGAGTGACAAAGACCTTTGAAAACTGAACAAGACGAACCAATGTGCAGGGCACTACAACTGAAGTTGTAGTACTGAACAATGAAAAAAACAATAAATCTGTCAGTGACAGAAATGAGTGAGAACTCAAACTTTTAATGAGAGTTT